CAATTCAGATGTATGTTAACCGCCAGTCTGGTAATGTGGCATCTATTCCACAAACAACTGTAGCTGCTGGACAACCAATATCTTCTACAGATACAACCATTACATTAACTGATGCTTCTGGCTTGCCGACTCAAGGCTTTATTAATATTGGTTCAGAAACTATTGGCTACCAAAACATTGTAGGTAATCAGATTATTAATGCTTGGCGTGGCCAAAATGGCACAACTGCCACCAGCCACGACGCTGCTACTCCTGTGTATGTAAACAACTTGCCTTGCGTTAATATTTGGCCGACCCCTAGCGCTCCTGGTAATCAGTGGACTTTTGTGTACTACCGTATGCGTCGCTTACAAGATGCCGGTGATGGCGCAACTACTGAAGATATCCCATTCCGTTTTATTCCTTGTATGGTTGCTGGACTTGCTTATTACCTAAGTATGAAAATACAGGGCACCGACCCAATGCGTATTGCGGGTCTTAAAGCCGACTATGAACAACAATGGCAACTTGCTTCTGAAGAAGATAGGGAAAAAGCTTCTTTACGGGTTGTACCACGGAACATGTTTTACTATAGATAATGGTAACTAAATACGCTTCTGGTAAATATGCAATTGCCGAATGCGATAGGTGTGCGCAGCGGTATAAGCTGCACGAGTTAAGAATTGAGATAATCAAGACTAAGCCATATAAGATTAAAGTTTGTAAAACTTGTTGGGATCCTGACCATCCCCAGTTACAATTAGGTATGTATCCGGTTAACGACCCACAGGCAGTGCGGGAACCAAGACCAGATATAAGTTATTACATGGGTGGACAGACTGGCTTAGGTACTAACCCTTACGATTCAAACGTTAATAATGCAGACGATTTTGGTTATCCAACCGATGGTAGTAGACAGTTTCAGTGGGCTTGGAACCCCGTTGGCGGAGCGAGTTATTTTGACCGGGCGCTTACACCAAATAGCTTGATTCCGGTTATAACTATCGGTACAGTAACAGTATCAACAACTTAGGAGTTTATTATGGGATATAAATCAGCAGCCGATGGCGTAACCAAGTCTGGTCGCACAAAAGGCAGAAACTTAGGTGACTCCGGTCCAACCGTAGGCATTGAAGGTGGCAAAGGTTCAAAAGGTGCTCGCACAGTAACAAATGAGCAACTACGCAAAATGGGCCGTAACTTAGCTCGTGCTAAAAATCAGGAGTAATTATGGCTACAAATAAATCAGTTAAACCAACCCCAGCCGGCGAATACCCATTGGGTCACGCTAAAGAGAATAAAGATGCTAGCGCTTATACCGGTTTTGTATATCCATCTGGTGGTGGCAACGATATTGGTGTCTATAAGCAACCAATGCCTAATCCATACCCACAGGGTGAAGTACATAGTCAAGGCAATAATTTAGACGATTTAAAAATTAGCTTAGGTAACAATACCAAAGGCTACAAGCAAGATAACCCATATGGCGTTAAAGAAATGCGTGGTTATGGCGCTGCAACCAAAGGCCGTAAAATTAGTGGAAAGCAAGGATAATGGACCCAAAATTACCAATTAAATTAGAACTAACATTAAACGAAGTAGATGGCGTTATTGCCGGACTTGGTGAGTTGCCTACTAAAACAGGCGCTTTTTCTTTGTTGTTAAAGATTCAAGCCCAGTTGCAATCTCAGTTACCAGCACAAGAAGAAGCTAAAACCGAAGAGTAATAATGAATTACGAAACGTTGTATAACTCGATTCAAGCGTATGCCGAGAACACTGAGCAGTTGTTTGTGGCTAACATTCCTGTTTTTGTACAGGAAGCTGAAGATCGGATATATAACTCTGTAAATTTACCTTCATTGCGTAAAAATGTTACTGGCACTCTCACTGCAGGAAACCAATATATTTCTTTACCTGATGATTGGCTTGCTAATTATTCTTTAGCTGTTATTGATAATACAGTTACACCCAGTAGATACCAATATCTTTTAAATAAAGACGTTAACTTTTTGCGGGAAGCTTATCCAACGGTAACTTATACAAGCCCAACTTACCAAGGTACCCCCGGTGGTTTGCCAGCATATTATGCGTTATTTGGTTCTCAGCTAAATAGCTTTAATGAAATGACACTAATGGTTGCCCCTACACCAGACCAAAGCTATATGGTTGAGATGCACTATTTTTACTATCCGCCAACCATTGTTCAAGGACAAATTACAACACTAAGCACTTTAGTTGGTGGCTCTGGATATGCAAACGGTGTGTACCAAAACGTGGCTTTAACAGGTGGTTCTGGAGCCAATGCATCTGCTGATATCGTAGTGTTAGGTGGTACTGTTACTTCTTGCACACTTAAGTTTGGTGGTAATTTTTATGTAGTTAACGATATTCTTTCTTGTTCTTCTATAGGAAATAGTGGTTCAGGGTTTTCTATTACGGTGTCCGCAGTTTCTAATTCTAAAGGTACTAGTTGGCTTGGTGATAATTACGACCCCGTATTATTTTATGGTTCTATGCGTGAAGCCATGCTTTTTATGAAGGGCGAAGCAGACTTAGTTGGTTATTATGAGACTAAATATCAAGAAGCTCTTGACCAATTACGCCGTCTTGGCGATGGTCTTGATCGTGGCGATTTCTACAGAGATGGACAAACTAAACTTAATGTTAGTGGGAATAGAGCATAATGTCTATCGTCCAAGGTGCAACCACTACATTCATGCAGAATTTGCTTAATGGCAATGAAAACTTTACCGCTGGCACATACTATATTGCATTGTATAATGCTCTTGCAGATTTAAATAACACAACAACTGTTTATACAACAGCTAATGAAGTTGTTGGTACAGGGTATATAGCCGGTGGGCTACCATTAACTATTACGGTTACTCCTACTGTAGATAATCTATATAATACGACCTATGTATCTTTTGCTAACGCCGTTTGGAACCCAGCATCTTTTACAGCTAGGGGGGCATTAGTATATAATTACAACACAAAAGCAGCATGTTTTGTGTTAAATTTTGGGTCAGATAAGGTTTGTAATAACAGTTTTACTGTGCAGTTCCCAGCAGCGACTAGTACGTCTGCTATTTTATCAATCGGTAGTTATACAAGTGCTACCATTATTAGTTCTGGAGATTAATATGTTTAAAGAATTATCAGGATCTGGTGATAGCGCAATCGCTACCTTGCAGGCCAAAGCCGCTACAGGTGAAACTGTTGGCGTAGAAGGTTTTTACCACGTTGAGTGCCGTGATGCTGATGGCAACCTTAAATGGACAGAATCTTTCCCTAACCTAGTTAACGCAGTTGGTAAGCAGTTGATGCTTAACACATTGCTACGCACATCTGGTACTTATACTACCACTGGACCATTCCTTGGTTTGATTGGTACAACTAGCCCAACATTTAACGTTGAAGACACAATGACTTCACACAGCGGTTGGACTGAGTTTGTTAACTACACAGTTGGCGGTTCAGCAGTTCGTGGTACAGCAGTATTTGCAACAGCAACAGATAACGCAGTTGCTTCACCATCTAACGTAGTAACTTCAACTGCAACAGCTATTACTTACACAATCACTGGTTCTGGTGGTAACGTAACGGGTTGCTTCTTGGTTACAGGTTCTGGCGCATCTTCTACCCAGTCTAATACTGGCGGTACTTTGTATAGCGCTGGTGCATTTGGTTCTGCTAAATCTACTACTGCTGGCGACACAGTAAGCGTTACATACTCTACAACTGCTACTAGCTAAGGAGTCCTAAATGGCTCTTGTTGTTTATGATCGTGTCCAACAGACTGGCTCGGCTAACACAACCGTAAGTTTTACGCTTACTGGATCTGTTAACGGGTTTCAGTCTTTTGCCGTTGTTGGTAATGGCAATACTACATTCTATGCGGCAACCGATACTTCTGGTAATTGGGAAGTAGGTGTTGGCACGTATTCTTCTACAGGACCCACCTTAACTCGTACTACGATTTTATCGTCTAGTAACTCAGGTTCTGCGGTTACATTTAGCGGTACTGTTACTGTATTTGTTACTTACCCATCTGAGAAGTCTGTAAACCTTGATGCCTCTGGTAACGTAAGCCCACTAGGTACAATTACTTCTGGTGTTTGGAACGGAACAACAATTCCTGTTGCTTATGGTGGTACAGGCGTTACTTCTTCTAGTGGCGCTAATTCGGTTGTATTAAGAGACTCAAACCAAAACATTAGCGTAAACAACGTATTTCAAGGCTATGTAGCTACAGCAACATCTGGTGGTACAACAACGCTTACTGCAGCATCTGCATTCTATCAGCGCTTTACTGGAACCAATGTTCAGACGATTAAACTGCCTGATGCAACTACGTTACAAAAAGGCGTGGCATTTACGTTTGATAATGATTCTACACAGACAATTACTGTTGTTGATAACGCTTCTAGTACTGTTGATACAATTGTTAGTGGCGCAGTAGATTTAATTATTTTATTAGATAACAGCACAACTGCTGGTACTTGGATTGGTTATAGCTACATCCCAGATACATATGACTTTGGTACTTCTACAGCTTCGTTTGGTAACGCAGTAATTACTAACGCTGTTTGGAATGGTACACAAATTGGAACTAACTACGGTGGTACAGGGTTAATTTCT